CATGGGTAAATGAATTTTACCATCAAGGTGCTGTCAACTTATCAGCCAACAGTTCTTATAGCGGAACAATACCAAGCAATGGACAAACAAATCCACCTGCCATTGTATTTGACAAGTTAACCTATCCTTTTGCCACTGGTGATTGTGATTTCTGGACAACCAATAGTGACGCACATGGTGATAAAGGTTATAAAGTAAGTCCCGGTCCTGAATTTAATTGCACTACCAATTGGATTAGTCCACATGCACTGAATTTTCATAGCAATTTCTCAGTATTCCCTGGATTGAGTCGTATCAAGACTGGAGCAAGTCATCCTACCAGCCGTTTTACAATCCGTGCAGTAACAGGACCAGTCAAGCAGTTCCGTGCTACTCTAAGCAGTCGATTCACAGTATCAGCACAAGGTCGCTCTACACAGCAGGTCTATGCTAGAAACATAACGGCTCGTGCTACAATTAGCAAGGCCACTGCCAATCCTATCAAGAAGACTACCAAGACTCTTAATGCAGTATTCACAGTAAGAGCACACAACACGGTGGCTGTATTTGCCTCGGCACACATAACCACTGCCAAGTTTACAGTCAAGGTTAAAACATCAGCCACTGCTAAAACTCTAAGAAGCCAGTTCAGTCTTTATGTCCACCCAATGCGTGTGCAGAGAGCCACTGTTGTTTTACCAGTTAATGCATCAGTGCATGCCAATGGTGGATTATACTTTAATGGACACTTTGGCATCACATCAGTTTGTATCCTAAGAGCCAAACTCACAGTAGTTCCCAAGGTTGATGACCTATTAACAGTTCCAGTGGATGCTGAGTCACGCTGTCTAAGAACGCTTGAAGAACTACGATTATCGACCCTGCAAACACAGAGCCGCGTAAATAGAACAATATATGAGGACAGGTGCTTGGTTGTTACTGACGAATCAAGAACAGTCCGAGAGGCAGTAGCACCTGTCTTAGAAACAACATCATTAAGAATACGGAGAACAGTAACATGACAATAACCACTACAGGGTTCAAGCAGGATTTGCTAGGTTCCTACATTGAGAAGGACCCATCAGCAACCCTAACATATTGTATAAAATGGACTGATTGGTTAGGCAGTGATACTATTAGTTCCAGCACATGGGCAGTTTCAAGTTTCACCACTTCTACTGTGGATACCACTGCTCTTTCAGTAACTAATACTGCGATTAACAGTTCAACCTATGCTGTGGTTACCTTAACAGGCGGAACAGAAGGCAACATATACACAGTTACCAATCGCATTACAACCAATCATGACCTTATTGATAGCCGTGCATTCCGTGTTAAAGTAAACAAGCGATTTGTCTAATATGCCAGTAGAATATCCCAACCGCAGAGACCCTAAAGTGGGTGAGAAAACAGTTGAAGGCATCATTGTGGGCCGTAACAAGGCTGTTATCCCTCCACAAGAAGTTTATCAATTGGCCGCGATTGGATGCAAAGACATTGAAATAGCAGAATGGTTTGGTATCAGCGAACAAAGTGTTCGTTATAATTTCAAAGAGCAATTGATTACAGGGCGTGAAGCCATCAAACAGAGTCTCCGTCGTGCTCAATTGCGTTTGGCCTTATCAGGCAATGCCACAATGCTTATTTGGTTGGGTAAGAATATACTTGGACAAACAGAACAAGGACTCAATGGACAGGGCACAGAACCCCTACCATGGATTGAGGCCGATGTTACTGATGTTGACAGTTCAGTAGTGGAAGCCGCAGAAGAAAAATGAAACTAACACAAGCACAACAACGCATAGCCAACGATCCACACCGATTCCGAGTCTGCATCGCAGGGCGTCGTTTTGGCAAGACACACTTGGCCATTCGTGAATTGTGTTATCATGGACGCTTGCCTGATCAAGAAATTTGGTATGTGGCCCCAACATATCGTCAGGCTAAAACCATTGTGTGGCGCAAGTTAAAGAATCGCCTGCAGGACCTACGCTGGATACAGAAAATCAACGAAGCAGAATTGTCAATTACACTAAAAAACAATACCACCATCAGTCTCAAGGGTGCGGACAATGCTGACAGTCTCCGTGGTGTTGGCCTAGACTTTCTAGTCATGGATGAGTTCGCGGATGTGAACCCTGAAGCATTCTATGAAGTGCTCCGTCCTACCCTATCAGACAAAGAAGGTGCGGCTTTATTCATTGGCACACCTAAAGGCATTGGCAATTGGGCACATGACCTATATCAAATGAGTCTAGAAATACCTGATGTATGGAGCAGTTTCCAATTCACCACACTTGATGGTGAACAGGTTAGCCCAGAAGAAATTGAAGCCGCCAAGCGTGACCTGGATGAAAGAACATTCCGTCAAGAGTTTATGGCTACCTTTGAAACATACTCAGGTAGGATTTACTTTGCTTTTGATCGTGCTCAGAGTGTTAAGAAGTGGGAACAAGAAATCCCATCAATGCTCTATGTGGGAACCGATTTTAATATTGATCCGATTTCAGCGGTCATTGCCACTCGTCATGGTGACACACTACATGTCATTGACGAAATCCGTATATTTGGTAGCAACACACAAGAATTAGTGGATGAAATACAAAGCCGTTATCCACGCAACAAAATCATGTGCTATCCAGACCCTGCAGGACGCCAAAGAAAAACATCAGCAGGTGGCATGACAGACATTATTATTCTGCAGAATGCAGGATTTGTTGTCAAAGCACCCTATGCTCACACTCCAATCCGCGATAGGATCAACGCTGTCAATGCACGCCTGTGTTCAACAGACGGTGTTAGACAATTATACATTGATCCCAAGTGCAAATACACAATTGAAGGCTTGGAGCGACACAGTTACAAAGAAGGCACTAACCAGCCAGACAAGGAAAGTGGATACGATCACCAAATGGATGCCTTAGGCTACATGGTGGACTACTTGTTCCCAGTCAAGAAGGATACCACAAACATCAGTCAACCCAAGGTTTGGGGACATAGAGTTTCAGCATAACAAGGACATAAGAATATGGCAAGTAAAGAATATGAAGCAATACTAGGGACGCATGAGACCTATCAAAATTTAAATTCACGCTGGAGGTATTTGCTTAACTCCTTTTTAGGCGGTGAAATTTATCGTCAAGGGCAATACTTGACTCGTTACCTATACGAAAGTGAACAAGACTACATTACTCGTATTCAAACAACACCATTAGACAATCATGCTCGTGGTGTGTTGAGTGTTTACAATGCTTTCTTGTTCCGCAGAGAGCCTAATCGTATATTCAATAGTCTAGAGAATGATCCAGCATTACAAGACTTCCTTGAAAATGCTGATTTAGAACATCGATCGTTTAACACATTCATGAAGGATATATCAACATACAGTGGTGTGTTTGGACATTGTTGGGTAATTGTTACTAAACCTGATGTAGGTGCCTTGACCAAGTTTGATGAAGGAACCATGGGAGTTCGTCCTTATGTTAGTCTGCTGACACCATTGAGTGTGCTAGACTGGGAATGGACTCGATCACCATCGGGTAACTATTACCTAACCTACTTCAAATACATTGAGGACAGTGATAGAGCACACATTACCACAGTAAAAGAATGGTATGAGGATCGCATCATTACCACAACAGTCAATACCAATGACAAGGTTATCCAAGGTGATGTAGTAGTTGAGCCTAATCAGTTAGGTGTCATTCCAGCAATCATTGCCTACGGACAACGCAGTCCACGCCGTGGTATTGGTATCAGTGAAATTGATGACATCGCAGACATTCAACGAGCCATATACAATGAGTATAGTGAAGTTGAGCAAATGATCCGCATTAGTGGACATCCTAGCCTGGTTAAAACCCCAGACACTGAAGCGGTTGCTGGTGCAGGTGCAGTGGTGCAAATGCCAGACAATTTGGATCCTGGACTAAAACCATACTTGTTACAGCCTACAGGCACTGGTGTTGGTAGCATATATGACAGTATCAAGCATCGTGTTGAAGCCATTGACCGTATTGCTAACCTAGGAAGTGCTCGTGCTTCACGATCACAAGGCGGTTCCGCAATGAGTAGCGTGGCTATGGAAACAGAATTCCAAATGCTTAATGCTCGTTTGTCAGACAAAGCAGACAACCTTGAACTTACTGAAGAACATATTTGGTTTCACTTCTGTCAATATCAGGGTATTACATGGGATGGCGTAATCCAATACCCAGACAGTTTCAATATTCAAGACAAGAAAAATGAACTTGATGCTCTAATCAACAGTCGTAAGACAGTGGCTAACACTGATTATCAAATGATGCTCGATCACGAAATCATGGAGCAGGCACTAGGTGAAGAAGACTTTGAAAATTACCTAGACAATCCCGATCAATACGCGGAACCTACTCCAAGCCAACCCACTGACACTGGCGCCGCACCAGCAACTCCAGCCGCACCAGCAACTCCAGCCGCACCTGATGTTACTGCAGGTGCTTCTTGCCCTGTTGCTACACAGGATGTTTCTACCAACCTTAAGAATCGTCAGAATGCCATTAACAAGGCCAATTATGGACCACAAAATCCAGCGACTCCCAACAGAACATTCTGGATGGCTAAAGCCAATATATTTGGCAATACAGTAGCAGAAGCC